CTTCTTTTATCCAATTTTCTGCGAGGGCACATTCTGCCCCGGCGAGCACTGCCGCTTCTGCAAGGCGCACCCTGCCTGCCGGGGCTGGCAGGAAAAGTACGGCCCTCTGGCCGGGTTTGAGCCGCTGCCGCAGCCCGCTGCACTCTCCGACGAGGAACTGGGCGAGTGGCTGCAAAAGGTCGAGGGGCTGGCCGCCTACGCCCGTGAGCTGGAGGACTACGCCCAGACCGCCCTGCTGGAGGGGCGCACCCTGCCCGGCTGGAAGCTGGTGCAGGGGCGCAGCACCCGCAAGTGGACCGATCAGGATGCAGCCTTCCGGCAGATGGAAGCTGACGGTATCGACGAAGCCATGCTGTACACCCGCACCCCCATCTCCCTGACCGCCGCCGAAAAGATGCTCGGCAAAAAGAAATTCGCCGAGGTCATGTCGGCCTTTATCACCCGGGCACCCGGCGCGCCCAAGCTGGCAAAGGACAGCGACCCGCGCCCTGCCTATGATCGTTTAGAGGGCTTCAAGCCCGAGGAGGACTAACTATGAACGCAAACGAAATTATTATCCCCTGCCGTCTGTCTTACGCTAACATCTGGGAGCCCAAGCAAGTGAACGGCACCGGCGACCCCAAGTACAGCTGCTGCCTGCTCATCAAGAAGAGCGACACCGCCGCCGTGGCCAAGATCCGCGCCGTCATCGAAGCTATCAAGAAGGATCCCAAGGCGCTGGCAAAGTGGGGCGGCAAGCTGCCCCCGGAGAAGAGCTTTAAATCCCCTCTGCGCGATGGTGACGAGGAAAAGGACGACGAGAACTACGCAGGCTGCTGGTTTCTGAATGCCAACGCCAATGAGAACCGCCGCCCGCGCATCATCGACCGTGCCTGCAACGAAGTGCTGGATCAGGACGAGGTGTACAGCGGCTGCTATGCCAACGTCAAGATCGGCCTGTTCGCTTACAGCGCCAGCGGCAACAAGGGCATCGGCGCAGGGCTGGAGGTCATCCAGAAAGTCCGGGACGGCGAGCGTCTGTCCGGCGGCAACTCCACGGACGGCTTCGAGGTGCTGGACGATGACGATGCCGACTTTCTGAACTGAACCGACTGACACGCCGGGGGCCCCGCAAAGAGCCTCCGGCCTTTTTATCAGAAAGGAGGATCCCGTGAAGAAGATCATCACGGTGGATATCGAAACCTACTCGCCGCAGGACATCGCCAAGGTGGGCGCATACCGGTACGCGCAGGATCCAGAGTTTCAGGTGCTGTTACTGGGACTTGTGGATGAAGAAGCATCCGATCCGGTGGTGCTTGATCTGACTGTGTACCTGAATCCCGGCGCTGTTTTGCGCGGGCTGCCGTGGCTGCTGGACGACAGCTACACCAAGCGGGCGCACAACGCCGCCTTTGAGTGGTGGTGCTTGTCGGAAGCCATGGGGCTAAGCTGGGAGCAGCGGGTGCTCTGGCTCCAGCAATGGGAATGCAGCATGATCCATGCGCTTTACTGCGGCCTGCCTGCCCAGCTGGGTGCGCTCGGCGCAGCACTGAAGCAGCCGGAGGACGCGCTGAAAATGAAGGAAGGTAAAGCCCTGATCGGCTACTTCTGTAAGCCCTGCAAGCCCACCAAGACAAACGGCGGGCGCACCCGCAACCTGCCACATCACGACCCCGCCAAGTGGAATCTGTTCTGCAAGTACAACGGCATGGACGTAATCGCAGAGCGCGCCAACGACCGGCGTCTTGCACACTGGCCGGTGCCAGAGTACCTGATGCAGCAGTGGCGGGATGACGTGGAGATGAACGCGCGCGGCGTGGCGGTGGATTTGGAGTTTGTGAAGGCTGCGCTGGATACGCTGAAGCAGAGTACCCTGCCGCTGAGCGCCGAACTCAAGACCCTGACAGGGCTGGCAAACCCCGGCAGCCGGGCACAGCTTCTGGGCTGGCTTGCAAACCGGGGCTGCCCCATGGACAGCCTGAGCAAGGATGCCGTAGAGGAAGCGCTCCGGGGTGAGCTGCCCAGCGATGTGCGCAGAGCGCTGGAGCTGCGGCAGCAGCTGGGCAAAGCCAGCAACTCCAAGTATCAGACCATCGCCGACAGCGCAGGCGCAGACCACCGGGTGCGGGGCACCCTGCAGTTCTACGGAGCCAGCCGGACCGGACGATGGGCTGGGCGGCTGCTGCAGGTCCAGAACCTCCCCCGCACTTATCTGGATCAGCAGGCAGACTGGCGCGAGATCGTCAAGCTGCGGGACGCAGAAGCGCTGGGGATGCTGACCGGCAACGTAGCAGATACCCTGAGCCAGCTGATCCGCACGGCGCTGGTACCCGGCAAGGGGTACACCTTTATCGATGCGGACTTCTCCGCCATCGAAGCGCGGCTGATCGCATGGCTGGCAGGAGAAGCGTGGGTGTTGGACGTTTTCCGCACCACGGGCAAAATCTACGAAGCCACCGCAGCCCGCATCTTCGGTGTGCCGTTTGAAAGCATCGTCAAAGGCAACCCGAACTACAAGTACCGGCAGCGCGGCAAAGTGGCAACGCTGGCGCTGGGCTATCAGGGCGGAGTGGGCGCGATGAAGCGCATGGGCGGCGACCAGCTGGGTCTGGACGATGCCGGACTGCAGGATATCGTGAACCGCTGGCGGAAGCAGAACCCCCACATCTGCAAGCTCTGGCGGCAGATGCAGGACGCTGCCGTGCACACCATCCGTACCGGTAAAACCACTCAACCCAGAGCGGGCGTGGTCTTCCGCAAGGAAATGACCCCGGAATGCCCTTTTCCATTCCTGACCATGGAGCTGCCCAGCGGGCGCAAGCTTTTCTACGCCGACCCCGGCACCACGCCGGATGACCGCATTACTTACAAGGAATGGGATAAAGGCGGCTGGCGGGAAGCCGAGACCTACGGCGGCAAGCTGACCGAGAACCTCACCCAAGCAGTAGGACGTGACTGTCTGGCTTTTGCACTGGACAACCTGCGGCGGGAGGGCTACCGCGTGGTATTCCACGTCCACGACGAGGTGGTCATCGAACTGCCGGACACACGAGATCCAGAGCGCGCGCTGGCAGACGTGGTACGCATCATGAGCCAGCCTGCACCATGGGCACAGGGGCTGCCCCTGAATGCCGCAGGCTGGTACGGTGACTTTTTCACGAAGGACTGATGACGATGAAAGACACGACAGCAAAGGTTTCCACCATCCCCCCGGCTTGGTTTCAGTGCCCCTGTGGAGCGATGATACTGGTCCCGCCGGGCTGCACCAGTGATTCAGTTGGACTGACCAGATACCGTAAGAGCAAATACGCTCATGACGGAGGTTGGTCAGTGGTTTGTACCCGCTGCGGCAGGGTCGGTGAACGCGGCCACACTCAGGCCGAAGCAAAGGCCAAGTGGGACGCAGGATTGTTTAAATACGGCCCGCTGAAGGAGGACAAAGACAAATGAGCGCTACACCAATTATGCTATGCGTTGGCGGCAGCCGGGCAGAAACCGAGTGGGAACTGCATGAACTGAGCTGGAAAGGCTTTACCGCCACGCTCTCAACCCGAATGAAACGCAACTGCGGCACCGAGACCCACGCGGAGTACATAGCCCTGCCCAAGGGCAGACAGGCCGACCTGAAGGACGTGGGCGGCTTCGTGGGCGGCACCTTACAGGGTGGGAGCCGCAGGCGCGGCTGCTGCACCGGGCGCAGTCTGATCACGCTGGATATGGACAACTGTGCCCCCGGCAGCACACAGCAGTGGGTAGCTGCCATCAAGGCGATGGGCACCGCAGCGGTCTACTCCACCCGGAAACATGACCCGGAGCACCCCCGGCTGAGGGCGATCTTCCCCACCGACCGCGTGATGCAACCGGAGGAGTACCAGCCCTGCGCCCGGATGCTGGCGCAGATGCTGGACCCCACCATGAAGGTGTTCGACCCGACCACCTTCGAGACCGAGCGCCTGATGTACTGGCCCAGCCGCAGCGCAGACAGCAAGTGGGTGTGCGAAGCCACCGAGGACGGCAGCCGGATCTGCGTGGACGACCTGCTGTGGCTCTACGCCGACTGGCACGATGTGCGCCAGTGGCCTGCGTGCCCCGCTGAGACGGTCAAGCTGCCCGGCGGCAAACAGGCAGACCCCACCACAAAACCCGGCGTCGTGGGCGCTTTCTGCCGGACTTACGACGTGCCCGCAGCGATCGAGAAGTTTCTCCCCGGGGTGTACGTTGATGCAGGCGCAGGCCGCCTGACCTACGCCGCAGGCAGCACCACCGCAGGCGCGGTGCTTTACGACAACGACACCTTCATCTACAGCCACCACAGCACCGACCCCGCAGGCGGCAAGCTGCTCAACGCATGGGATCTGGTGCGCATTCATAAGTTCGGCGATCAGGACGCAGACGCAGCCCCGGGTACGCCTACCGCGTCCCTGCCCAGCTGGCAGCAGATGCGGGCGCTGGCCGAGAGCGACGGCCCCACGGCGGCCCTGCTGCGGCAGGAAGCCGTAGACCACGCAATGGAGGGCTTCGAGCCACAACCGGACTGCACCGAGGACCCGGACAAGTGGCAGGAAAAGCTCGACCGCACCCAGAAGGGAGCTATCGCCTGCACCATCCAGAACGCATGGGTGATCTTGGAGAACGACCCCGCTTTGAAAGGGCGCATCTGGTCGGACACCTTCTCGGAGCGGCTGCGGTGCAAGGGACCCTTCCCGTGGAGCGACAAGACGCAGGAGCGGGACTGGAGCGACGAGGACGATGCGGGCGTGCGCTGGTATCTGGAGACCATCTACCACTTCAGCGGAGTCAACAAGGCCGCCGATGCGGTGGCACTGACCGGTGGTCGCCACGCAAAAGACCCGGTGCGGGAGTATCTGACCGGGCTCGTGTGGGACGGCACCGAACGGCTGGATATGCTGTTCATCGACTATCTGGGCGCAGAGGACAACAGCTACACCAGAGCGGTGACGAGGAAGATGTTCGTGGCAGCGGTAGCCCGGTGCTTCCGTCCGGGGTGCAAGTTCGACCAGATCTGCATCCTCAGCGGTAAACAGGGCATCGGCAAAAGCCTGCTGCTCTCCCGCATGGGCATGGACTGGTTCAACGACAGCATCACCAGCTTTGACGGCAAGGAAGCCCGCGAGAATCTGCGGGGCGTCTGGATCGTAGAGCTGGGCGAAATGACCGCGTTCAGCCGCTCGGAGAGCGAAGCAGCCAAGCAGTTCCTGAGCCAGACCGAGGACAGATACCGCGCCGCTTATGGCCGCAGAACGGTGCAGTACCCCCGCCGGTGCGTGTTCTTCGGCACCTCCAACAGCGCCGATTTCCTCCGCGATGCCACCGGAAACCGCCGTTACTGGCCCATAGATTGCAGTTTTGAGCGCCGGACAAAGGTAGTTCACGATGATCTGACCCCCGCAGAGGTGGGGCAACTGTGGGCTGAAGCCGTGGCAAGATTCAAGTCCGGGGAGGAACTGATCCTCCGGGACGAACTGCAAAAAGCCGCACTGGCCGAGCAGCAGGCGCACACCGAGCGCGACCCATGGGAGGGCAGCATCGCCGATTTTCTGGACAAGACAGTCCCGCTGGACTGGGGCAAGCGCAGCATCGACGAACGCATCTGCTGGCTGGAAAACGGCCCTTCCGATGTGGAGACGCCCACCCAGAAACGCATGACAATCTGTGCCAACGAGGTCTGGCGGGAGTGCATCGACCGCACCGGCAGAGACCCCGACCGGGTGCAGACCAAGCGGATCAACGCTATCCTGAACAGTCTCCCGGGGTGGGTGCCGGGCAAGTATCCACAGCGGTGCGGGGTGTACGGGATGCAGCGCATCTGGCGCAGAAAACCGGAGTAACTACCAGCCCGAAAACCAACATACAAAGCCTGCCGAAACCGGCTCGGTGAACATACAGAACATACGAACAGGGTCGGCATACAAAACATACAAAGATTTTCGAGAACTTCAAGAAGCCCGAAGAAAACAAGTACCCCCAAAAAGCACCGAACATACAGAACATACAAGCAACATACAAAGGCCGCGAGCGTTTGTATGTTCGAAAAAGCGAGTGCTGATGCGGGTTTTCAGGCTAAAACATACAAAACATACAATCTTTTTCTTCTTTAAGTGAAAAACAGAAGGATTTAAGATACACGCGCGTATACGCGAGAGCCTTATATTCTTCACGCGAGGGTTTTATAGAGACGCCGTATGTTTTGTATGTTTCGTATGTTTTGCCCAGAGCAGAGAGGAGTAACTACTATGACCAACAAACCACTGGAAAAGAGCATCGAGAACGTTCTCCGGCAGGCGGTGGAGGATGACGGCGGGCTGTGCCTGAAATGGACCTGCCCCGGGCACAGGGGTGTGCCAGACCGCATGGTCATCTTCCCCGGCGGCATCATCGCCTTTGTGGAGCTCAAGCGCCCCGGGGCAAAGGTCAAGGCGGGCGGGCTGCAGAACTGGTGGCGGCAGCGGCTGGGGGGGGGGGGGGGTGCCCGCCGCGCGGGGAGGCGCGCCGCGCGCGGGGGGGGGCTGGTGTTTCACCTGAGCACGGAAAGCTTCTACCGCATGACCGAAAATAGCGCCGACTGACGCGCTGCCCTAAAAGAAACGGAGGTCAAAACCGCAATGCAGCAATTTCACCCGCACCCATATCAGCAGGCAGGCATCGACGCCATTCTGGAAAAGCCCAGCGTTGCGCTCTGGATGGAAATGGGACTGGGCAAGACGGTGGTCACCCTGACCGCCATCGACCAGCTGATCTACGACCGACTGGAGATCAGCCGCGTCCTGATCGTAGCCCCGAAGAAGGTCGCAGAAGCAACATGGCAAGACGAAGCGCAGAAGTGGGAGCACCTGCAGCAGCTGCGCATTTCCACCGTGCTGGGCACAGAGAAGCAGCGTCTGACCGCGCTGGACGCACCGGCAGATATTTACATCATCAACCGGGAAAACATCCCGTGGCTGGTCAAGGCCCTTGGGCGGCGCTGGAACTTCGACATGGTAGTTCTGGACGAAGCGTCCAGCTTCAAGAATCACGCCGCCCAGCGCTTCAAAGCCCTCAAGGCGGTGCGCCCCCGCATCCACAAGGTAGTCGAGCTCACCGGCACACCACGCCCCAACAGCCTGCTGGACCTCTGGGCGCAAATCTATCTGCTGGATCAGGGCGAGCGGCTGGGGCGGTACATCACCCACTACCGGCAGGCCTACTTCTGGCCAACCGAGTACAGCTATGAGCCCAAGGACGGAGCAGCTGAAGCCGTGCAGCAGGCCATTCAGGACATCGTGGTCAGCTTCAAAGCCGCCGACCACCTAACCCTGCCGGAGAAGATCATCGATGACATCCCGGTGGTATTGGACAAGTCCGCAAAGACCGCCTACAAGAAGCTGGAGCGGGACTACCCGCTGGAGGGGGGGGGCGAAGGCAGCACCCCCCACCAAGCCGCGGCCCTGCACCAGCTGCATCGGTGCAAGCTGGACGCGTTTGAAGAGCTCATCGAAGCGCTGGACGGCCAGAGAGCCCTCGTGTTTTACAATTTCCGTTTTGACGAGGAGCAGCTCACCCAGCTGCTGAAAACCCGCCACAGCACCCTCAGATTCGCCGTGCTGCGCACCGGGCAGGACGCCGCCGACTGGAACGCCGGAAAGCTGGACATTTTGCTGGCGCAGCCCGCCAGCTGTGCCTACGGGCTGAATCTCCAGCAGGGCGGTCACCACCTGATCTGGTACAGCTTGCCCTGGAGTCTGGAGTTATACGCGCAGGGAGAAGCCCGGCTCTACCGGCAGGGGCAGACCCAGAGCGTCATCGTCCACCGACTTATCGTCAAGGGCGGTGCGGACGAGATGGTGGTCAAGGCGCTGAGCCGCAAGGACACCGACCAGAACAGCCTGATGCAGGCGGTAAAGACCCGCATCCGGGCAGCGCAGGAAGATAACACCGACTAAAACCAGCACAAAAAGCTGGTATCACCCAAAACAGAAGGGAGAAATCAAGTGAGCATCCGAGCATTCCGCCGCCTCTCCCGTGCCGAGCGACGCGGCTTCATCCAAACCATCAAAGACCCGCTGACCCGCCGAGTCTTTGAGATCGTATTTCTGGGTCCGGGCAAGGTCAGCTGGCGCAAGGCGGCGCTGCTTTACGGCGGCGGCATTTCCCCGGAGACCCCGCGGGGCTGGGGGTGGGAAGAGGTGCACCGGGGGGAGAGGCCCCCACCGCCACTGTGAGCTCCAATACCGCACCGGCAGCAAGTTCCACGCCGGAGCGGCAAACGCCGCGCACAGAGCCCCACAGCCGCCCGCTGTGCAATTCATAACGTTTTGCCCCCAAAACCCATGCTATGCTTTCCGAGATAACAACTACGGGGGCAGGGTATGGGTTTTTCGAATGAGCGCATGAGGACAGGGCAGCTGGTCAACTGGTTTCTGCTGGACGTCCTGGAGCTGACCCCGGCGGGCAACCCCGTCACCAAACCGCTGCCGCTGCCCTTCGGCGTAGACCACCTCATCGGATTCAACGAGCTGCTGACCTGCAAGCACCCGGAGAATGCAGGCGTGCACTTCTTCCTCGATGACTACCAGTTCGAGCGATTCTGGCGACAGCCGCAGCGCTACCTCAACGCCCTGTCCCGGTTCCCGCTGGTGCTGGGGCCGGACTTCTCGCTTTACACCGACTTCCCTGCCCCGCTCCAGCGCTGGAATCACTACCGCAACCAGCTGCTGACAGCATGGCTCCAGCAGCACGGAGTGCACGCCATCCCGGCAGCCAGCTGGTCGGATGAGGACAGCTTCCGCTGGTGTTTTGACGGCATCAGCCCCGGTGGAACCGTAGCCGTAAGCACGGTGGGCTGTCTTGTCCACAAGGACGCACAGGAGGGGCTGGCACAAGGGCTGGATGAACTGATCCGACGGACCCACCCAGCCGAACTGCTGGTCTACGGCAAGCTGCCGCAGCAGGCAGCGGCGCTCCTGCGCAGCAATGGTGTTCCGTGGCAGGCATTCCCGCATAGCATGGCGGCTCGCGTCAGAGCCAGAGAGGAGACGCTGTAATGGGCGGCAGAGGAAGCAGCATGAAAGGCTCCCAAGGCATGGGGGGGGTGGCGCAGTAGCGCCCGCAGCAGCCGCACAGGCGATGCCCGCGATTCAGATAGCACCGGCAGCTCAGGCAGCGCCCCAGCAGCAGTCAGGTCCGCCCACCGGTGTGAACGGCTTCGGTCACCTGACCCCGCAGCAGGTCTCCGCGCTGGAGAACGCAGCGCAGCAGCAGATGATGCGTGACCCAAAGCTGGCAGCAGGCGTGACCGACTACATCAACCCGGTCATGCAGGGCAACGGCAAGGCGCTGAGCCAGAACGCCAACTGGGCTGCGGCTACCGGTCAGCCCCTGACCAAGCGGCAGCAGCAGATGCTGGACGCGGTGGACAAGCTGGCCAAGCCCATCGGGGCAGAGACGACCCTCTACCGAGCGGATCACCCGGACTTTCTGGAGCGCCACTGCGGCCTGCCCAAGAATTACAGCAGCATGAGCGACAGTCAGCTGCGCAATCTGCTGGTAGGCAAAACGTGGAAGAGCACCAGCCTGGAATCCACCGCATACGACAGCCGGAACAACCCCTTCTGGCCGCAGCCCAGTGGGCGGGGCACCGGCACCCACGGGCAAGGCGGCATCAATTCCGGCAACCGGGAAATTCTGATCCGGTATCATACAGCCAAGACCGCCCGCGCGGCGTTCATTCAGCCCAGTCAGTCCGAAGCCGTTCTGGCAGTGGGCACAAACCACAAAATCACACAGGTGCGTACCACCCGCACCGGCCCTACCCGCACCTACCTGTCCGGCAAGAAAGTTCTTGAGGTCGTGATCGAGGTGTGGTAAAATCAATCTGGAGGTAATTTCTATGGCAACGAAGAAACCCAAGCAGACCGACGATACCATCATCGGCGGATTCATCCAGCGGGACACTCCGCCGGTTTCGGAGGGCCCCCGACATTTTGCAGTAGATCTGTTCGACGGGGACGGTACCCGCCTGACCGACAGCGACGGCAACTGGGTCGGCCCCCTTTCCCGACTGGCCCCGGAATGGCGCAAGTACGCCAAGAAGCCCGCAGCCAAGAAGAAAACCACCAAGGCAAAACCCAAGAAAAAGTAAGTCATAACGTTTTGCCCCTGCTTTCCGTGTTACCCTTGACCGAGAAATTCACAGCCAAGGGAGGACTCACATGGGCGGCAGAGGTGGAAGTATGGGCGGCAGCCACGGCATGGGTGGAGGTGGCAGCGCAGGCGGGGCGGCGAAAGCCGCCGCGCCCGCGGCCACCCCCACCCCGGGGGAGCAGCTGCTGGCGCAGATCAAGGGCAACCCCGCAGCCCTGATGCAGATGAGCGATCAGGATGCGCTGGATACGGTCAAAGCGATTGCTGCACAGCCTATCGCAACCGACCGTACCCAAAACGACACCTTCTGCCAGCGCTGGCTCAATGCCACCGGTCTGGCGAACGAGAAGCCCGACGTTCTGGATGATGTGGCCTTTGGCAAAGCCCGTCGTAAAGCAGGTGCAGATAAACTGTACCACAGTGACGTACCCTATGACGGCAACGCAGCAACGGCAGTAAAAACACTGCGACAGCTGCAAACTGGTGACACGGCGTTTGCATCTTTTGGCACCCACGGAAGTGGCACATACCTTGATACCGACGCGGCGGGCAATGCCCGCAATTACGCAGGCTACAACGGTTCGCAGGTCAAGATGTTCCTAAACAAAAACGCAAAGATTGCAACTTTTTCCGACTTGTTTCAGGCGCAGTCAGACTTCCAGAACAAGCATCCTAAAACCTATAAATACCTCATCAGCAATCACACTGGTACCAAGTGGGGTGCCAGCGAATTAAAAACGATCTGGCTGACCAGTTCCGGGTATAATGCCTATGACACCGGTCGCTACAAAGTGGCATATAGTCGCAAAGCCCTGACGATCTGCAAGACGATCAAGGGCAGACAGCAGATTACCCCGAATTGGTAAAGGAGTTTTACATGACTGAAAAAGAAATGATGCAACGCCGTTCTTCGGATGAAGCCCTGGCACTGATTGACCGCCGCGAAGCTGAACTTCGCAAGAAGGCCAAGACCCCCGGCGAACTCCGGGACTGCCGTTCCGTGGCAGCCATGGAGTGGGATGCCCACATCGGATACATCGACAAGCGCGATCTCCCCGAGGGCTGGAAAGACCCCTATGCCAAGCTGGACAAAGCGTCCAAGGCATCCAAGGCCAAGCCCAAGACCACCAAGGCGAAAGCCAAAAAGTAAGTCATAACGTTTTTACCCTAGGCTCTCTGGTACAATTGCCAGAGAGCCTATTTTATTGCCCGGAGGGATTGCATGGAGCGTGTGAAACACCAAATCGAGTACAAACGGCTGGACGAGATCCGCCCCTATGACAACAACCCCCGGCGCAATGATGAAGCCGCAAAAGCCGTGGCCAACAGCATCCGGGAGTTCGGCTTCCAGTCCCCCATCATCGTGGACAGGGACGGCGTGATCATCGCCGGGCACACCCGGTACAAGGCCGCCCGGCGGCTGAAACTGCAGGAGGTGCCGGTCATCGTGGCGGCAGAGCTGGACCCGGAGAAGGTCAAGGCGCTGCGCATTGCAGACAACTCCACCGGCGAGGTGGCACAGTGGGACTTGCAGCTTCTGGTGCAGGAGCTGACAGGCATTGACTACGACATGGCCGACTTTGGTCTGAATCTCCAGATCAAGATCGACGAGGAGGTCAAGGAGGACGACTTCACCGCAGAGCCCCCGGAGCAGCCCATCACCCAGCGGGGAGACCTCTGGCTGCTGGGCGATCACCGGGTCATGTGCGGCGACAGCACCAGCCCGCAGGACGTGGAGCAGCTGATGGACGGCCAGCTGGCTGATCTGCTGCTCACTGACCCGCCTTATAACGTGAACTATCAAGGCTCGAACGGCAAGAAGATCGAGAACGACAACATGGCAGAAAACCAGTTCCGGCAGTTCCTGCTTCAGGCATACTGCCGGGCTTTCGATGCCTGCCGCACCGGAGCCAGCGCGTACATTTTCCACGCAGACACGGAGGGCGAAGCATTCCGGGCAATGTTCCGGGAAGCAGGCTGGGGGCTGCACGGTTGTCTGGTCTGGGTCAAGAACAGCCTTGTTCTCGGCCACAGCGACTACCAGTGGCAGCATGAGCCCTGCCTATACGGCTGGAAGCCCGGCGCAAACCATTACTTCATCAACGACCGCAGCCAGACCACTGTCATCGATGACGCCAAACCCGAGGATCTGCGCAAGATGAAGAAGGACGAGCTGCTGGAGTGGGCGGTCAAGGCGCAGGAGCTGCTGACCCAGAAGCCCAGCAGCGTCATCCGCTGCGATAAGCCGCCCCGCAATGCAGAGCACCCCACCATGAAGCCGGTGGTGCTCTGCGGCAGGCTGATCAAAAACAGTTCCCTGCCCGGGCAGACCGTGCTGGATCTGTTCGGCGGCAGCGGCTCTACGCTGATTGCCTGCGAACAGCTGAGCCGGAAGTGCTACACCATGGAGTACGACCCGCGCTATGTGGACGTGATCGTCAAACGCTGGGAGGACTTCACCGGCGAAAAAGCAGTCCGCCTGAAATAACCATTCCCCCGCCGGGGCGGGTCTCACTACTCCTTTCCTGCCCCGGCTTTTATCTTAGCCAAAACGGCACGCACTCGGGTCATCCTCCGCCCGCAGGGTTCCTCCAGAGTGGAACCAGTGCGTGCCGTTTTCTTATACCGGAGGTGAAACCTTGGCGCGAGAATCTCAAATCAGCAAATGGAACAGCCCCAGCGGCCTGCTGCGTTTGCAGCGGCTGGCCATGCACGGTCTGACGCAGGCAGAGATCTGCGAGCAGATCGGCGTACCGACCCGCACTTTCCGGCGCTGGTGCACCCAAGACCCACGGATCGCCAACGCAGTCAGCGTGGGAGCAGAAGCCGCGCTGGCCAGCGTGGAGAATGCCCTGTTCAAGAAAGCCCAGAGCGGCGATCTTGGCGCGATGTGCTTCTACCTGAAAAACCGTGACCCGGAGCACTGGTCAGAACACCCAGAGCTGCGCGGATACGACGGAAAGGTGGTGTTTGTGGATGACATACCAAAGACGGAGACCCCCAAACCTTCTCAAGCAGCAGCTGAGACTGAGCAGCCTGATCATCCCTGAGTATTACGCCGCTCACACGGCCATCTGGTCTGGGGAGTATAACGAGTATCTGGGCGATGGCGGGCGTGGCTCGCTCAAGTCCACCTTTGCAGCCACCGAGGTGGTGCTGCTTATTATGCGGGTGCCGAACATCCACGCTGTCGTCCTGCGCAAGGTCGGCAACACCATCGCCACCAGCGTCTGGCCGGAGTACAACCGTGTCATTGACCGCATGGGCATCCGGCACCTGTGGAAGCAGACCAAAAAGCCGTACACCCTAACCTATATCCCCACCGGGCAGACCATCCAGTTCTACGGTCTGGATGACCCCGGCAAGCTGAAATCCATCGCCGTGCCGTTTGGTTACTTCGGTGTGATGCACTTTGAAGAGTTCGACCAGTACGATGGACCGGAGGAGATCCGAAACGTGGAGCAGTCCGTGTTCCGTGGCGGTCCTTTCAGCTTTTCCTTTAAGACCTTCAACTCCCCCGCCATGGCGCGGCACTGGGTCAACCGGTACAAGCGGGAGCCGAAGCCCAAGCAGTTCCGGCACCACACCACCTACCTGACTACCCCGCCGGAATGGCTGGGTCCTCGTTTCTTTGACGATGCAGAGACCCTGAAGCAGCGAGACCCGGTAGCCTACGCCCATGAGTATCTGGGCGAAGTGGTAGGCTGCGGCACCGCTGTCTTTGAAAATCTGGAACTGCGCCCCATCACCAGTGAAGAGATCGCCGGGTTTGACCGGCGTTACTATGGGCTGGACTTCGGCTGGTACCCTGACCCGAATCACTTCGGCGGCATGGCATATCAGCACGCACAAAAGACCCTATACATCTTCGAGGAGCACCGCGCCCAAAAGGAAACTGATGCTCAGCTGGCAGAAGCACTGAAACGGCACCTGAACGAAGAGATCATCGCAGACAGCGCGGGAAACCGTTCAATCGCTACACTGCGGGATCTGGGCTTCTACCGACTGCGGGGCTGCCGGAAGTACGCCGCTCACGGCGGCACCTCCGTCACCGACGGCATGAAGTGGCTGCAAAGCCGTGCAAAGATCGTTATAGATCCCCAGCGCTGCCCTTGGACAGCCCGGGAGTTTTCTGAGTATGAATATGCCATCGACAAAAAGACCGGCGAGGTGATGCCCGGGTATGTCGATGCCGCAAACCACAGCATCGACATGACCAGATACGCCATGGAGGATGTCTGGCAAAAGAGAGGTGTACAGAACGCATGATAAACCACGCAGATATCGAAAATATCATCGGCTGCAAGACCCTCGTCACCGACCGGATGCAGCGCGCCATAGAAGAGTGGTACGATGCAGCCATCGAAGGTCTACCACTGGACAAAAACCCGGAGACGCTGACGCTCGATCTGCCCGCCCTGATCTGTGCCGAGCTGGCGCGTCTGACCACGCTGGAACTGGAGGTCACGGTGGAGGGCAGCGCCCGGGCAGACTGGATCAACTCCCAGCTGCAGCGGGTCATTACGCCCCGCAGACGGCGCATCTTCACGGTGGCGCTGGCGCTGGGCAGCGGCATTTGGAAGCCCTACCAGAGCGGCAGCAAGCTGGGGGTCACCTTCTGCAATGCATCCCGGTATTTCCCCGTAGCCCACGACGTAGAGGACAACCTGACCGAGGGCGTGTTCATCGACACCATTCAGGATGACGAGAACTACTACCACCGGCTGGAGTGGATGCACGTTCTGGAACGCCGACAGGATCTGCGGGATGCTGAACTGGAGCAGCTGGAGGACTACGACCTCGCAGCACCTACACAGTTTCCCTGCATCAAGGTGGTAAACCTCGTCTTCCGCAGCGCAACACAGGACAGCCTGGGCAGCCCGGAGGATCTGAGCATCCGCCCGGAGTGGGACGAGATCCAGCCTGTCGCATATCTGACCGGGCTGGAAAAGCTCCCGGTCGGCTATTTTGTGACCCCCATTGTCAACAGCATTGAGCCAGACAGCGAACTGGGAGCGGCCATGTTCGAGCCTGCCCGGAAGCAGATCATCGATGCAGACGAGCAGTACACCCGGCTGGACTGGGAGTACGAGGGCGGCGAATTGGCCGTGGATACAGACGAGAAGTTTCTCAAGCCCAGTGCCGCCGGGCAGCAGCTGTCCAAGGCTGAAGCGCTGCGGCAATACGGCGTTCCACCCGAAGCTATCGACAGCACTGCGCCCCACCACCGGGAGCGGCTGTTCCATGGCATCAACGTCAACACCGGCATCGTGGACGGTCAGCCTTTCTATCAGGTGTATGCGCCCGCACTGCGAGACGGCAGCTATCTGTCTGGTCTGAACCAGTATCTGCGCAACGTAGAGAGTCACGCCGGGCTGAGTTTCGGCGTTCTGTCGCAGGTGGCAGACGTAGAAAAGACTGCCACCGAGATCGTAAACAGCAAGCAGAAGCTGTACGCCACTGTTTCCGACCTTCAGGCAGCGCTGGAGGACGCCCTGCGCGGGTTGATCGACGCCCTGAACTATTGGGCAGACCATGTGCAGGACGCACCCGGCAGGGGCAGCGTGAGCGTTGCGTTCAAGTGGGACGACAGCATCATTCTTGACCGCCTGACCGAGATGTCCCAGTGGCAGCAAGAGGTCGGGCTGGGTCTGCGCAGCAAGGCAGAGTACCGCCAGCACTTCTTTGGCGAGGATGAAAAGACCGCTACACTGGCGGTGCAGGCCATCCAGCGGGAGAACGGCGCTGTGGACATCCTGAAGGGAGTGATCGACAATGGCGACGGCTAAGGCGCTCCAAGCAGAACGCATGAACAAGGCCGCTGACCGGCTGGACTGGCTGATGGCGAACGCCCGCGTCCTGCGCAGCCCGGCACTATGGGAAAAGTACCACGAAGCGGTGCGCATGGCCGGGCTTCTGGGCTTCACGGTGACCCAGACAGGCGGCAAGCATGAGGTGCGCCCATGCTGACCCCGGACGAGGTCAACGGCTACGCCGGACTGATGGCCGCTCCATGGGACGAGCTGGAGGAGCGCATCCTGCGGGACATGGTGCGCCGGATCATCAAAGCGGGCGGCATCACCTCCACCGCAGAGTGGCAGAGCTTCCGTGCGCAGGCGCTGGGCGCAAGCCGGGCATACCTGCTGCGGCAGATGCAGGTCATCGTGCAGGAGCTGAGCCCGCAGGAAGCTGTTGTATTTGCCCATGCAATGAAGCAGGCATACACCAAGGACGCAGCCGATGCAGCCGCAGCAGGCCGCGCTTTGCAGCCCTTGGGCGAGAACGAAGAAGCGCAGCAGCTGTTGGAAAGCGGCTACCGACGCACCATGAACACCCTGTACAACCTGACCCAGACCCGCGCTGTGATGGGCAACCAGAACATGGTGGAGACCACCCAGCGGCAGCTGGCCTATTATCTGGATATGGCGCACATGGATGCAGCCAGCGGTGCCTTCAGCTCCGACGCCGCCGCCCGCCGGGCGCTCAACGAACTGGCAGCCAAGGGCGTGGGGGCTATCACCTACCCCAGCGGGCATACCGATACGCTGGACGTAGTGGTCCTGCGCGCCACGCGGACAGGCATCAACCAGACCGCGGGGGAGATCACCCGGTTTAACGCAGATCAGCTGGAGTGTGACCTGATGGAACTGGACGCCCATGTGGGTGCGCGCACCGGAGATGGCGGGCAAAACCTGACCAACCACAGCTGGTGGCAGGGGCAGATCGTCAGCCGCAGCGGGCAGCACGGGTACCTGTCCCTGAGCGACATCGGCTACGGGGATGTGCGCGGTTTTATGGGTGCCAACTGTGCCCACAACTGGAGTATGTACTGGGAGGGTGCCAGCAAGCGCAGCTACACCGCTGACCGGCTGGCTGCCATCAATGCTGCGACTGTCACCTATAACGGCAAAGAACTGGGACGATACAAAGCCACCCAGATGCAGCGTGCGCAGGAGCGCCGGATACGCGCCGACAAGCGGGCTTTTCTGGTGGCAAAGGAAAGTGGCCAAAAGGATGCCGAAAAGGCCGCAGCGGCAAAGCTGGCGGCCTCCCGCGCAAAGATGAAGGACTTCCTCCACCAGACCGGGCTGCAACAGTACCAGTTGCGAGAGAGCGTGCCCGGCTTTGGCCGCAGTGAAGCAGCCAGCGCAGCAGCTCAAACGAGAAAATAAGCCGTGCTGGACTTCCTGAATGGGCTGTGCTATAATTCAGGCCAGAATAAAGGAGGTTTCATCTATGAAAATCAAGAACTTTGTCCGGGCGGGTATTGTCCTGCTCGCGCTGGCATTCAGCTTGACGGCCTGCGGCGGCCGCGGGACGACCAGTACCCCCCGCCACTAGCGGCTGGCAGCAGGAAGGTTTTGACTGGAACCGTATTCCGGGAGTGACATCTCTACCAGCGCAGAGTCCTCGCCCTTGGATGGCGTCAATTTCAGCGTGACTAAAGTTCGGAATGACGCCACTGGAAACTGGCGTATCTCCTGCATCGCCGAGAATCTCGACATGAGCGAGTATGCCTTGGACTACTACAAACAGTATTTCACGAGTGACAGCGAGATTCACTTCATCGTCAATTTCAACTACAACACCACCACAAAAATTATGGTGATGGGCGGTGATCTGGACGTGACCGTTCAGGAGTACGTAGCCAAGGAAGAGCACGACGCAAAGGTGCTGGGCAGCGGAACTGTGCTGGCCGAATATTTTGTAAACATCGAAACTGGCGAGATCGAGAAGGTCCGGTAAACATACAGCGAAAACGCCCTGAAGGAATACACCTTCAGGGCGTTTTTTTTTATTGAGTAATTCAATTGAAGTGCTCCAGCAGTTCATCCACAAAAGCCTTTGCCGCCGGGGTCAGTGGGCGGGTGCACCAGCCACGGTCAAAGCAGGCAACCTCCTGCCAGTAGCGAACCTCACCGGGAGGTAGCTCAGCGATCCAGAGCTTTGAGACCCTGCCACCGTTAATACCGAACTGGCTGCCAGTTGCGTAAACCTTGGCTTCCCACCGGAACACGTGCCCGTTTCGCTCGGTCTGGCCTTCATGCCAGAGCTGACCGCCCATCTCTGCACGGAATCCACGCATCACTGATCACCCCCGCCGTAGTCCACCACATAGCCGTTGTACACGAAGTTCTCTGCCGCCATGGCAGCGTCGAGGATCCGGTTTGCATACTCGGCAGCTTCCGCCGGGCTCTTGATCCCGAGAGAGCCCCACTGGACTCCCAGCTTCACCGGTGTGCCCTGCCGGGCAAAGTTGGTGTTGAAAATCCGAATGCAGTCCCACTCAGTGAACTGCGCCTGAAGCGCACCCAGCGCCTCGTTGTACACCTTCCAGTTGACCGTCTTCATAGATTACCCCTCCTCAATTTGCCTTAATCAGAATGCCCTTGTCCAATGCGAACCACACACCATCGTCCTTCTGCACGGTCTTGCAGCCCTGTGCCCGGAGCAGCTCCCGCATCTTCGACAGCTGGTGCTCAGTGCACTGCATCCAGAAGAACCCGGCATAGTTAAACCACTCGTTGCTCTGGATGTTCACAGTGCGGGCATTCTCAAAAATGCGGTTGAAGGTGCTTGTTTTCATGATTTTGTCCTCCTTTTTGATTACACATCAAAGCTGACCGAATGATATGCGAACCAGTGCCCACAGCGGCGGTGCAGCTTGTACCAGTTTGTGAAACGCTGACCGGAACAGTCATAGGGTGTGGGGCGAAACTCATAGTAGCGATTTGCCTGGAACCACTCGGCGGCATCGTCCTCATTGACCTTGTCCAGCTCGTCCGGGAGCCGCACCAGCTCAATGTAGCCATTAATGCCGTGCTCTTCGATAATGCGGCTGTCAGGTGCCGGGCGGTGGGTGAACTCCCGGATTTCGCGCTTGACATCGGCGATGTGCCTGTCCCGGCGAGCTACGTTCTCCACCGGAACAGTGACTTCTCTCAGGGTACGAACGAAACTGTAGGCTGCCCGCAGGCTTGCCATATCATTGATATTGAACACGATCACCATTCCCCCTTCATGGCTGCCTGGGCGATTGCCCGCTCTTCCTTCTCCTGATCCAGCGCCTGTGCAAAAGCATCCAGCGCGCTGGCCCTCGTGATCGGACCGAACTCCTTCACAAAGTAGGCGAAGGTGCGCTCGTCCCAGCATTCGACATAGCCATCGCCGCCCTTATCGTAGTTCTCGCGGGCCAGCTTCATGAACTGGTCGTAGGTCAATGCACGTTCTTTCATGGTTCAGTCCTCCTTGTTCGTGTACTCGTCGGTGTCCCGGCTGGATTCGCCCATCAGAAACACCCGGTGCTTGCCCTTGGCATCCCGTACCCAGTCGCCACCAAGAGCGGTGAGGGCGAAGATCATCCCTTGGTACTGACCCTCGGCGCACAGCCGGGTCGGCTCCGGCAGGTCCTCCCGGTGCATGACGCACCACTGAGAGTCCATATTGAACGCCAGCGTCCCCAGATGGCCGCGCAGTTCCTTCTTCTTCATGGTTTAGTCCTCCTTAGTTGCCAGCGTAGGCCAGAATGCCTACGAAGTTATCCTGATCGACCATACGGAGTGCGAAGCGCTCCAGCGCCGCCTGGGTTTTGAACACCCGACGCTTAGTCACGATCTTGTCGTGGCTGCCGACCACCTGATACACAATCTCCAATTTAACCATTTTTCGTTTTCCTCCGTTATTTTTTATCCCGGGACTCTTCCGGTAGCCGTATATTACCTCTGCGTAGAAACAAAGTCAAGTTGTTTTTGATTTGTTTTTCAATTTCTTTTAGTTGTTGACTTTTGCCCCGGCAAGTCGTATCCTTGTGGCAGAAAGGAGCGATTTAAAATGACCACATCCTCAAGGATCAAAGCCCTGTTAGAGCTGACCAGCACCGAACAGACAGCCTTCGCCGCAGCGTTCGGCATGACCACCCCGCAGGCCATGAATAACAAGCTGCGGCGGGACAGCTGGTCGGCAAAAGACCTCGCCAAAGCCGCCACGATCTGCGGTGCGCAGCTGGCATTCCTTCTGCCGGACGGCTCCCGGCTCATCATCAGCCCGGAAGAGGAATAACCGCTACACGGCAAAGAAGCCCCGCCACACGGAGAACGAGCCTCCCCGGGCGGGGCTTCTTTTGCAACATACGAAAGCAACAAAAATTTAGTTGATTGCAACATTTATCAACATACAAACCCGTCTCGGTTTGTATGCAGCCAAAAACCTAGGCGTGATGCGGCTTTTTGCCACTTAACATACAACAACATACGAAATCTCTTATAAAGACCCTGAACAGAAGAAAATAAGAATACACGCGTATATAAATAGCCTTATATCCTTCGCGTGAGGGATTTATATGGTTTTCGTATGCTTTGTATGCTCGGCAACTCATAACGTTTTTGCCCAACGGCTGTGGTACGATAACACACAGATCACACCACGCACCCGGTGTCAGAGAGGTGCAGGGCCACGCGCACGGCAGCGCGTCAACAATGCTGTAGGCCCACCGGGAGGTAACACAATGAAACGTGAGGATTTGAGAGCCATCGAGGGTCTGACCGAGGAGCAGATCAACGAGATCATGCGCCTGCATGGTCAGGATGCAGCCGCTCATCAGGCCACTGTACAGGGTCTGCAGGCGCAGCTGACCACCGCACAGCAGGGTCTGGCAGCCTTTGAGGGCGTAGATGTCAACGATCTGCGCAGTCAGATCAGTGACCTGACCAACCAGCTGACGCAGCAGGCTGCGGAGTTTGCCTTCACCGGCGTGCTCCGCGCTGCTGCTCACGAAGCGGGCGCACTGGACGAAGAGGATGCTATCACGCTGCTGCCGAACAGAGCTACACTGCGCGACAGCAAGAATCAGGCTGAGGATGTCAAAAACGCCTTCGCCGCACTCAAAACTCACAAGCCGTATCTTTTCCAGCAGGGCTCCCCTGCCCCGCAGGATGGCGGCACAGACCCGCAGCCGGGCAACGAACCACAGGGTAATCCCATCATCGTCCCGAAGCCCCGCAGTCAGGGCGGCAGTGCACAGCCGTCCCTGCAGGAGTTTCTCCAGATGAGCGGCGCAGAGCGCATGGCGCTGCGTACCCGCAACCCGGCACTTTTCCAGCAGCTCTCGGCGCAGATCCGGGCTGCACGACACTAACGAGGTAACAATTCTATGGCCATTACCGGTACTTTTGGCGGCTTCCCGTTTGACCCCGAGGTCTATCAGGGCTTTGTGGATCAGGAAGCCACTTTCTCCGATTCCATCCTCGCCTCCGGCATTCTGGCAACCGACCAGAGCCTGGCCGCTTCGCTGGACAACGGCGGCGTGATGGGTACCATTCGTTTCTATAACCCGCTGGATCCTGACACCGATGCTCCGCTGGTGCGTGACGGCGTGACCGACAACGTCCCCACCGAGATCGCAGGCGGTAAGCAGTCTTGGATCCGCATTGACCGCATGAAGGCTTGGAAAGCGCTCGAGCTGACCCGTGAGCTGACCTCTGCCGATCCCATGGCAGCTGTGGCACGCAACACTGGCCGCTACTGGCGTATGTATAAGCAGGGTCTGCTGGTCAAGCTGGTCAACGCCGTTCTGGGCGTTTCCGGTCTGGAGAATCATGTTCTGACGGTCAAGAGCGGCGGCGTTACCGCCAACCAGCTGATCGACGTGCAGCAGGCAGCACTGGGCGATATGTCCGGCAAGTTCGGCCTGCTGGTGGTCCACTCCAAGATCATGGCCGAGTACAAGAAGATGGGCCTGCTGAACTACAACAAGTACACCATCACCAATGTGCTCCAGAAGGAAGTCAGCCTGCCCACCATCAACGGTCTGGTGGTCATCGAGAATGACCGTGGCACCGACGACGGCACCAACTACAACAGCTTCCTGCTGGGTCAGGGCTCCGTGCTGACCGCTAATCCCAAGGTCATCACCCCGGACTCCACTGAGTACGACGCAGCCAAGGCAGGCGGCACCGATATTCTGTACAACAACCGCTCCTTCATCCTGCATCCCAACGGCATCTCTTTTGATGCTGACAGCATCCAGAAGGAGACCCCCACGGACGAGGAGTTCACCAATGCGGCCAACTGGAAGCTGAAGTTCGACCACAAGAACGTCCGCATGGGCAAGATCAGCATCCCCAAGGCCAACTTTATCGAGGGCTAAACCATGGACAACTGGCTGACCTACGCAGAATATGCCAGCCGGTATCCCGAGGACGCGCTGTCCATGGCCAGCTTTCCCCGGCTGGCTGGTGACGCCGCGCTGTTCATTCTCGGTGCGACCCGCTGGACTGCCGTTCTGGCCGACACCGAGGAGCAGACCGGCGCGCTCCGGGAGTGTCAGGCAAGGCTGGTGCATCTGGCCGCCGGGCTTGGCACGGACTGGGACGGTGTAACAAGCGTGAGCAACCACGGATACACCGAAAGCTATGCGACCGGGATGGATAAGCAGGCGTATCTGGGCACACAGCAGCTGCGGATCGTAGAGCAGACCCTCTCCGCGCCCGCCACCCGCTGGATGCTGTACCGGGGCGCAAGCTACCGTCCGCCCCGCAGACGTTGAGGGAGGACGCTATGAGAAAACCGCTTCTCGCAAACGCAAGTGTCACCCTTACGCACTGCATCCGGCAGGGCACCGGCAGCAACAGCTACACAGTCACACTGTCCGGTGTAAGCTGCCGCGAGGTATCCGGTGTACGCACCAGCTCCGGTAATGGCTTTGACCCGAGTAACACCACCCAGATCTGCATCTTTGCAGGGCACACCACTGTAGCCCCGCAGAGCGGCGCAGGAGCGCCCGTAGATGCAGCAAGCACATTCCTCACCCCGGTGGCATTCAAAGCCGCAGAGAACGCGCAGCGCGTCTCCTGTTGGACGCTGGCACCAGAGGACAAGGTGCAACTGCCCAGCGGACGCACCGGCGTTGTGACCAGTGTGCAGGACAACCGCACCGGGCGCTGCCCGCATTGGTATGTGGAGGTAACCTGATGGCCGAGCCTATCAAGCTGGGCATCCAGTGGTCGCCGGACTTCCAGTCCCGTACCGAAGCAGGCTTTAAACGCCTGCAAAAAGAAGCAGACGGCGAGTTTCTCCGACTGGTGACCCCTTATGTTCCCAAGCGTACCGGTGCACTGGCAGGCAGCGCCAAGATCAGCACCGTGCTGGGCAGCGGCGAGATCCGGCACACCACGCCCTATGCAGCAGCCCAGTATTACCGGCTCCCCTGCGGGCAGGGCGTCCGGGAGGACGGGCGCGGTCCCTACTGGGGCGAGCGCTGCGTCAATGACCACCGGGAGGAATTCATCGCCTTTGTCAAGACCCGCGCCAAGGAGGTAACCAAGTGAACGACACCGCCGATATTCAGGCTATGCTCAACTGGTTGGCTACCTGTCCCCTGACAAACGCGCTGGGGGACGGAGATGTGGCCTTCTCCATTGAGTATCTGGGCGCAGAGCCTGTGCAGTTCTCACTGGAAGCTACACCGGCTGCACCTGTGCTGGAGCAGTTTTTCCTGGGCAGCCGCAGAGCCCGCAACTATGTGCTCGCTTCCCGGATGTCTTACACATCGGAGGTCGTGCAGCAAGCGGCAAACTGTTCGTTCTGGGACGAGTTTGCCGCTTGGGTAGAGCGCAAGTCCGCAGCCCGCGAGCTGCCGGAGCTGGCACCCGGAAAGCGCGCGGAAAAGGTCATCTGCCTTTCCCCGGGTTACATTATGAGCCAAGACACCGACAGTTGCCGGTTTCAAATTCAACTTCAACTCCAGTACTATCAGGAAGGGAGATAACTATGACCATTGCTGAGACCCTCGCGCAGCTGGCAGCCCAGAAGGGCATCACCCCCAGCGCCGACTACAAGGGCATCGAGGAAGCCGATGACTTCATCTTTGCCATCCAGACCGACAAGGCGACCCAGACCGAAAAGGCCAAGTGGATCGTCTGCGCCGATCACGTCAAGGAGCACTCCGGTGCCCTGAACGCCACTACCACCGACGACACCTTCATCCGCACCGGCCCTGTTACCACCAAGGGCAGCGTACAGCGCACCCTGTCGGTCAACGGCAACCGCTGTGTGGGTGACGCCTTTCAGGATTTTGTCCTGAGCCACGCGATCAAGTACGGCTCCGGCCAGAACGTCATCGTGCCGTATCTGTATTTCAGCGTCCGCACCGGCAAGGGCGAATGCGGCAGCGCTTCCCTGATCGTCAACTCTGACGCAGGCGGCACTGCCGGTGCCGCCGCCACCTTTGCTCTGGACGTCAAGGCCGTCGGCGTGCCGGACGACTTCGACTACACTGCCGAGAACCACGGCTAAGCCCGCTGTACAAACCGATAACGCCCCTGTCAGCTTTTGGCGGGGGCGCATTTTATAGGAGGTAGATCACATGATCATCTGCAATCTGGAGTTTGAGTTTTCCGCGCTGAACGCGGACGACATCGACCGCATGGAAGCTGCGTCCAAGCAGCAGATCAGCCGTGCCAAGGCTGAAGCAAAGCGGCTGGAGCAGGAGAACGCAAGTTACTCTGACATTCTGCGCAGCCAGTGCCGTGTGCTGATGGATTACTTTGATGCAGTGCTGGGCGATGGTGCATCGCAGCGTCTCGGCCTGACCGGCAGCGATCTGGGCAAGTGCACGCAGGTCGCTACTGAGTTCAAAGCCGCGATCGAAGCCGAAAAGGCCACCGCACAGGCTGCCATTACCGTACCGCCGGTGCAGGGCAACCGTGCGCAGCGCCGTGCCGAGAACAAGCACAAGCATAAGCCCTCGGTGAGCTATCCGGCAGCGCAGCCGGACAAGGCCGCGCGCCGCAAGCAGCTGCTGGCAGAGCTGGCAGCGCTGGAAAATGGCTGACCTGCTGCTGGACGCCCTCCCGGAGACCGTGTGGGAGGGGCGTAAAATCAACGCTGACTTCCGGCCTATGGTATGGCTGGCAAATCAGTATCTGCGGGGCGCTGCCGAAAAAGACCCTCTCGGCTTCACGCTGGGAGCATTCCAGCGCTTTTACGGGGAAGAGATCCCCGCACCGCAGTCTGCGGATGCCTTCCAGTCGATGCTCCGCTTCTACGCTGGCGACGAAACAGCTACACCGGAAAACCGGCGCAGCACTGCTGCCGGAAGCTGCGATGCGGTCGCCTTTGACTATGCGTCTGACGCTTCCTATATCGTGGCGGCCTTTCAGCAGGCTTATGGCATCGACCTGACCTGTGAGAAGGTGCACTGGTGGCGCTTCCGGGCGCTGTTTCTCGGCCTGCCGGAGGACACCCTGATGCACAAGATCATGCACTGGCGCACCGCAGACCTGACCGCAATGTCCCCGGAGGAGCGCCGCTTCTACGAGGAGCGGCGGGAGCTCTTCGCCCTCCCGCAGGGGCTGAAAGGGGGTGCACCGCGTGCCGTATCCGTTGCCGAACACGACGCAGCCTTCCTCGCGCGGTTCCAGCAGCGTTGACCGTGCGCCGCTCCCCTGCCCCTACTGCGGCAGACCCCTGCCAGTATGGGCAGAGCCCGCAGCCACCGCGCAGGGACTGTGGGTCAAATGCAAAAACCCGGCCTGCCGCCGGGAAGTAGAGATTAAAATCTAAGCAGCCTGTGCCTTTGTGCCCGCGCTCTTTTCGAGAGAGGTGGACACATTGGCAGACTATACGATAACTGGTGATACCAAACTGGATGCTGGTGGCTTTAACAAAGGGCTCAGCAGCATGACGGTGGCCGCCGGCACTCTGATCGCGGATCTCGCCAAAACAGCCACCAGCAAGCTGGCAGGTCTCGCGCAGGTCTCTGTCGGCGTGGGCATGAGCTTTGATGCGTCCATGTCTCAGGTGGCAGCCACCATGGGCACCAGTGTCGATCAGATCCAGAACCTGACCGACACCGCCAAGGAGATGGGCCGAACTACCGCGTTCACCGCTACACAGGCAGCGGACGCGCTGAATTATCTGGCGCTGGCAGGCTACGATGCAAACAAGGCCGCCGAGGTCTTGCCCAGCGTGCTGAACCTTGCTGCTGCAGGCGGCATGGATCTGGCCTATGCGTCTGATCTGGTCACCGATGCCATGGCCTCGCTGAATATCGAAGCCAGCAAGCAGAACGTAGACGAGTTCGGCAACAAACTGGCTATGGCTGCCAGTAAGGCGAACGCCAACGTTGCCCAGCTGGGTGAAGCCATTCTGACGGTCGGCGGTACCGCCGCAAACCTGAAGGGTGGTACCACAGAGCTGACAACCGCCCTCGGTCTGCTGGCCAACGTGGGCATCAAGGGCGCTGAAGGCGGCACCCACCTGCGCAATATCATTCTGTCGCTGCAGTCTCCCACTAAGGACGCCCGGGAGGTCATGGAGCAGCTGGGGCTGGAGGTCTACGATACCCAAGGCAATATGCGCCAGCTGGACGATATCCTCACCGACCTGAATACGGTCATGGACGGCATGACGCAGGGCGACAAGGACAGCATCATCAATGCGCTGTTCAATAAGACCGACCTCGCAGCCGTGAACGGTCTGCTGGCAGCACAGGGCGAGCAGTGGGAAACTCTGGCCACCCAGATCGACAACGCCGGTGACGCTATGGGTCAGATGGCAGACACCCAGCTGGACAACCTGCAGGGTGCTGTCACCATCATGCAGTCCGCGCTGGAAGGCTTGCAGCTGGCGATCTACGACAAGATGGAGCCCGCACTGAAGGTGCTGGCGCAGGGAGCAACGGAGACGATCTCCACCCTGACCACCATTCTGTCGCAGGACGGTCCTGCTGCCATGCTGGATGCTGCTGTGACCATCATAGGCAGTCTGGTGAACGGCATCACGCAGAAGATCCCGATGGTCATGAGCGCCGCCACCGGCATCATCATCAAGCTGACCCAGTATCTGGGCGACCACGCGGATGATCTTTTTGACGCCGGCATTAAGATTCTGGAGAACCTGATCGTAGGCATCCAGAACAACCTGCCTGCGCTGATCACCGCGGCAGCGCAGCTGCTGGCGAAGTTCGCCGCGGCGCTGATCTCGCATCTGCCGGATCTGCTCAAGTGCGGCGCATCGCTGCTGCAGGCCATTGTGGAAGGCATCCTGCTCGGCATCGCAAACCTTGGAGAAGCTGCCATTGCCTGCGTTGCCAAGATCGTGGGCGTCTGGGACGGCAACTACACCGAATGGGGCAACATCGGCACCAACATCGTCTTAGGTATCAAGAACGGTATCATCGGTGCATGGGACGGCCTTGTGTCCGGCGTCAAGTCCAAGGTAGCGGGCATGGTGGATTCCGTCAAGAACCTCCTCGGCATCCACTCGCCCTCCAAGGTCTTTGACGAGATCGGCATGAATATCTGCAAGGGTCTTGCACAGGGTCTGACCACCAACGAGAAGCTGGCGAAGGACGCCGCAGCACAGGTTGTGGCATCTGTCACCAACACTGCAACGACCCTTGCGGACGGCATCGAGACGGTCACCCAGAGCGTGACCGAGACCCTGAAGGACGGCACCACCCAGCAGAAGCAGACCATCACCGCCACCGGCACCGAGATCATCGACGGTGTAGAGCGCACGGTCAAGACCGTGACCACCATCGCTGCGGACGGCACCAAGACCGTCAGCAAGACTATCGAGGATGCCGGGCCGCAGTTCTCCAGCGCAGCAGAGCTGCTGACTCACCAGTTCACGGAAAAGCTCGATTCCAGCTGGGAGCAGATCAATAAGTCCATCCAGAGCGATGTCGTGGGCAGCATCAAGACCCTGCTCCAAGCGATCAAGGACGGCGATCTGGAAAGCATCGCCACATGGTCTGCCGCCTACTTCTGGAACGCCTGCACAAAGGAGCAGCGCACCCAGATCCAGACCTTCGCCATGGACGCCCTGAGCAAGCTGTCCGGCTCACTGTCCGGCGTGTTCAAAAACCTTGCAAGTCTGGCGGCAGGGTTTGTCGGGCAGTTCGTGCCTGCCGCAGCGGCGGCTACCGGTGCGCAGGAAGGTCTGAACATCGCCATGGATGCAAACCCCATCCTGCTGGTGGTCTCCCTGATCGGGATGCTGGTAGGCGCGCTGGGCAGCTTTATCTCCACCAACAAGAGCGCATCCAGCAGCGTCAAATCCATCTGGGGCGGTATCGGGGACTTTATGTCCTACATTTTCGAGGGTCTGCTGCGCGTCTACGGCGCTTATCTGCAGGGCTTTGTCAACATCATCAACGGCCTGATCGCTGTTTATAATTCCGTTGCATGGCTCTGGGACGGCAAAATTGACCCCGTGTCCAATATCGCCTTTGACTACGCCGATAAGATCCGCAAGGACCGGGAAGAGCGGAAAGCGGCAGAAAAGGCCGAAGCTGAAAATGCAAAGGCGCAGGCGCAGCTGGATGCCCAGTATGCGGAGCAGTCCGGGACGGCTGAAAAGAAGCAGCTGGACGCGAAGTACAACAAGAAGCTGGCAGAGCTGGAGAAAGCAAAGCTGACCAAGGACGACCCCGGGATGCTGGAAGCCGAAAAGAAGGTGCTGGCCGCAGGGTATGAGCAGGATCTGGCAGACCTCGAAAAGAAGGTGCTGGATGCCCAGTACAAGCTTGCATCCGCGCAGCTGGAACAGAAAACCGCCACCGATGCCACCCGGCTGGCTGAGCTGGAAAAGCAGATCAACGAAGCCCAGAACGTTATCCAGATGTCGGATCTGGAAAAGCAGCTGCTGGGCGTGGAATACCAGAAGTCCCTCGCGGAGCTGATCGCCAAGTACCAGCCCAAAAAGGACAGCACCAGCTCCTCCGGCAATGGCAGCTCCGGCAGCTCTTCCGGCTCTTCTGGCACCGGCACTCCTGTGCCCGCGCCGGACACCCGCCATGACGAGGTGATCGCTGCCAACACCGCCGCCCTGCAGGAAGCTAACAAAAAACTGTCCGAAATGGTGCGGCAGGCCAACGCGCTGGTGTTGAGCGACAACATGAAGGTCAGCAGCCGCGTGGCTGCTTCCGGCACCGCTCAGGTGGCAGCAGCAGCCAACAACTACCACCGGGAGGGCGATACCACGGTCAACCAGTACATCTACAGCAAAGCCCAGAGCGCCGCCGACCTTGCCCGGGAGACCCGCTGGGAAGCGGATCGTGCCAAGGCACGGAAAACCTGAAAGGAGGGATGACCTATGCGGAACGACAAGCTGGTGCTCCGTACCGATGAGGAAAAGTTCCTCTACGCTGGCTGGGACTACGGTGCACCCTATTCTCTCGACCCGCTGAACGGCGTCTCCGTCGATTTGAAAACCGCCCAGAGCGTAAACCAGATCGGCACCACCGTGGAGCAGCAAAGCGTCGCGGGCGTATACCGGGAGCTGATCATCGACTTCTGGGGAACAGACGGAGAAGCGCAGGCCAAAAAGTTTCTGGATGCACTGCCTTATTTTACCAAGGGGACTATGTACCTCGGGGACAAATGGTTTTGCCGTTTCGTGCTCTCCAAGACCCCCTACACAAAGCAGCTTGAGCCATACCCCCGGCTGGACATCATGCTGTACTGCGAAAAGCCCTTCTGGTACGACCTGAACCAGCAGAGTTATCTGCTGGGCGGGCTGGGCTTTAGTTTCCCGGCAAATTACAGCGTGCACCAGTATCGGAGCAAGACAAATGAAAGCACAAACTGCAAAAACCCCGGCAGCCTGCCGGTAGGCTTTACCGCCACCCTGAGCTGCTCTGAGATCGTGAAAAATCCCTGCATCCGGGATGTCGCGCACGACACTTTCATCGGGCTGACCGGCTTTACCATGCAGCCAGGCGAGACTGTGGAGTTTTACCAGACCGAGACCGGTCGTCTGGCAGTAAAACAAACTGTGGCAAATAAGGACAATCCCACCCAGCCAGAAGAGAAGAACATTTTCTCCTATCTGGACGAGGACAGCACCCTGACCGAGCTGTGTGCGGGCGACAACTGGCTGCTGCTCAGTGCCGACGCCGGAGAGACCGCCCTGCAGGCCGAGATCAGCTTTTACCCGATGTACGCGGGCATTCTCCCGGAGGTGATATCCAATGCGACTTGACGTGCTGGACGCCCAAAAGCTGGAGCGTCAGGGCTGTGTGGACGCATGGGTCAGCCTATACTGGGACGAGCCTTACAACACCGAGGGCAGCTTTACACTGGAGGTACGCCCCACCGCAGAAAACCTTGCCCTGCTGCAGGAGGGTTGCTGGGTCAAGCGCAGTGACCGTCAGATGCCCATGCGCATCTGCCACCGCACCAACGCTAACGAGGACAAAAACCTCGTCTGCACCGGCAGCCCCGCAACGTGGATCCTGACCAAGCGGGTCAGCACCGCCATCGTCAAAGCAGAAAATGCCGAGGTCGCCATGCGCCGCCTTGTGGCAGAGATGGAGCCGTGGCCACGGCTGGAGCTGGGCGAGCTTGTGGGCTTTGATACCACCTACACCCAGCAGACCTCCGGTGGTGCCATCATGGACTACATGACCACCATCGGCGCAGCCTGTGATCTGGGCTTCCGCATCGTGCTGGCGGGCAAGAACGACCAGAAGAAGCTGCGGTTTGAGGTCTACCGCCCTACGGCAGACCCCAACAACCGTTACTCGAGCAGGTGGGGCACTCTGCGGGACGCTTCATGGGCTTTTGGCGATTCCGACTACTGCAACGTAGCCGTGGTGCAAGGCGCTGGAGAGGGCACTGCACGCGCCACTGTGACGGTCGGCCTGACCGATGCTGCCGGAGCCGAGCGCCGGGAGATGTATGTGGATGCCCGCGACCTGCAGCCCGATGAAGAGTCCGGCGAGACCACAGCCAGCACCGCCTATCTGGAGCGGCTGATGGCGCGCGGCCTGAACAAGCTGCTGGAACAGACCCGCACCGGCAGCATCGAGGTCGAGCTTGAGGATAACGCGCTGGAGCCCGGAGACGTCGCGGTCTGCTCGCTGCCCGAGCTGGGCTACAAGGCTACGGTACGGGTGGCCAACATCATCACGCAAAGTCAGATGGACGGTACCACCCGCACGGTGCGGCTGGGCACACCGGTCTGGAAAAAGATCTAGGAGGGATACATTTGAGCAGCGATATCGTAACTTACCCGCTGAATGGCATCACCTATACGGCGGAAGAAGCCGCCGGGTATCACTCGGCCAGAACTTCGGGCGTCTACTGCCTTGACGAGGATTTCAAAGTCAGTCTCTCGAGCGGCGGCAAATCGGTATGGATCAGCCCCGGCAGAGCATGGGTGCACCCCAGCCGCTTTACCGGCTACAGCATCATTATGCAATGGCCTGTCACACTGGCTCTGTCGACGTGCAAACCTTTGTTCTCTCGCATCGACCGCGTGGTGCTCCGGTTTGACAGGCGCGCCCGCCGCTCCTATCTAACAGTGCTGAAGAGCATGGAGATCTTCGGTAATACCCTCAGCAGCTCTGAAGCGCCCCAGATCACCCGCAACGAAGCTATATATGACTTGTGTCTGGCAGAGATCCGGTATTCCGCCGGTACGAATATCATCCCAAGGCTCATAGACACCCGGGGCGATGAGTCTCTCTGCGGCCTGATGCGCGACGGCGTGACCCGCATCCCGGAGCTGACCATCGGCACTGTGACCACAGGCGAGACCGCCAGTGCCACCATCAAAAACGGCGTGCTGAGCCTTGTGCTGCCGAACGGCAACGGCGGCAGCAGCACCGGCGGCTCCGGCCTGAGCGAGACCAGCAAGACCCTGCTGCTGTCCCTTTTGGAAAACGCCGCCTACACCAGCCCCTCCATGCAGGCGCAGCTGAACGCCCTGCGCACCGAGTGGAGCAGCAGCGGCGGTGGCAGTGACGAGATCCCGGTACAGAGCGTAAGCCTGAGCAGCAGCGCCCTGACCCTGAACGAGGGCGAGAGCAAGGCCCTGACCGCCACCGTGCTGCCTGCGGACGCCACCAATAAAAGCGTCATCTGGACGGTGACCCCAACCGGCATTGCCACCGTTGTAAACGGCACTGTGACGGCCAGCAAGGCGGGCAGCTGCACCGTTACGGCTATGGCAGGCGGCAAGAGCGCCAGCTGCACCGTGACGGTCAAGGCCGCAGCAGCAGAAGCCGAAGCAACCCTGCTGTACACTCTGTCGTCCGCAACCACCACGTCCTCGGCAGACAAGACCTGTCTGGATACCGGGCTGCAGCTGCTGGCAAAGGCATCCACCGAGACCCAGCAGTACACCATTCTGTGGGAAGCGCAGGTAGCCGATAATGCAGACGCAAGCACGTGGCCGAACATGATCAACTGCCAGACCGAGACGGGCAGCTTTACTAATATGCCGGGCTTTAACGGCAACCTGAACCCGAACACCGGCACGCTCGATTTTGCCTATTATAAATATTCCTTTGACGATGCACGTCTGTGCGATACGCTGGAGCACGCAAAAACCAAGACGCGCTATGCCGTTCAGCTGAACGGAGCACAGTATCGTGTCGGCAGCACCCATTGTACCTTGAGCGGATGGAAAAAGACCGGCGCCACGGTCAAGGATGTGCCGGAAACGCTTATCTTTGGCGCAGCCTACACCGCAACGGGCGAGCACACCCGCTTTCTGGACTGTACCATCTCCCAGTGCATGGTGTACAAGGGCTTGCTGAGCGACAGCAAGCTCCAGTCGTACATCAATGGCGAGTGGGGTAACGATGCGGAGACAGTCCCGGTGCAGAGCGTCAGCCTGAGCCAGTCTGCCCTGACCCTGAAAAGGGGCAGCAGCGCTACACTGACTGCTACTGTGCTGCCTGCGGACGCCACCAACCGTGCAGTGGTCTGGACGGTAAGCCCCAGCGGCTATGCAACGGTATCCGCTGGCAAGGTAACTGCCGCGAAGGCCGGCACCTGTACGGTGACCGCCACCGCAGGCGGCAAGAGCGCCAGCTGCACCGTGACGGTGGAAGCAGCCGAGACAGCACAGCTGATCTACACCCTGCCCGCCGAAACGGAGCTGACCAGCGGCTTTGACACCGGTCTGAAGCTGCTGGAGCACGCATCCACCGAGTCGCCGCAGTACACCATTCTGGTGGACGCAAAGGCGGGGGACAACTTTGACGCAAGCACATGGCCTGCTTTCCTGCACTGCCTGACCGAGACCGGCAGCACCGCCAACCTGCCCGGTTTCAACTCCACCAGCAGTCCGCTGAATAATAAGACGGAGTTCGCCTACTACAACTACGGCGGCGTTACCCTGTCGGACAGCATCGAGCACCTCAAGACCCGCACGCGGTATGTGGTGCAGCTTGACGGTAAAAAGTACCGCGGCGGCAGCACCTACTGCCCGATGACTGAATGGCTGACCTGCAACGGCACGATCACCGATGTGCCCCAGACCTTCCTGATCGGTGCGGCACAGAGCGCGGACGGCAGCAAAAAGCAGCAGTTCTGGCCGGGCACACTGTATCAGTGCAAGGTGTACAAGGGCCTGCTGAGTGATAACCGGATAAAAGCATATATCAATAAGGGGTGGTAAGATGGAGATATACGACATCAACGGTCAGATCATTGACCCGCTGGCGGGAAAAACACTGTACGTTGCAGGCGACAGCATCGCCTATGGCAAGGGCAGCGCGGGCGGCTACGGCAAGTGCATTGCAGACCGGTACGGAATGCAGCTGATCAACGAAGCGGTGGACGGTGCAACGCTGGCGACACTGGTCCCTGACAATGTGAACGGCGGTTACCGCACCAGCATCGGCATGACCGTGAAAAGCTCTACGGAGCTGGAAAAGGCAGACTACATCCTGCTAGAGGGCGGCGTGAATGATGCATGGAACAATGCCAAGCTAGGCACGCTGAACGGAAGCTTTGCTCCGGCGTTCTATATGGGGGACACGATCGGTACGCTGGAAGCGATGCTGGACTATCTGGCCAAAAAACGCAGTGATAAGCGTGTGGCCTATGTGTTCCCGCACGGCGGACTGTTTGCCAGCAGCGAAAACTGGTACAAGACCTACAAGCCCGCGATCCTTTCGGCGCTTAAAAAGTGGGGCGTGCCCTATGTGGATATTGAGGAATGCGCCCCGCCCATGGGTGCCCACGGCGTCAGCGAGCTGAGCGACAAGTACACGATTGATGGCACACACCCCAACAAGGCCGGCTACGAGCGGTTTTACATGGAGCCCATCGCAGCACTGCTGAAGCGGCTGTAAGGGGGGACACAATGGCATTGCAGGCATACTCTCTTGCCCGGGACGGCGAAGCGTACCTCTCGCCCCATTTCAGGGTGCAGGAGTTCCGCTGTAAAGACGGCAGCGACCCGGTTTTCGTTGACACAGCGCTGGTGGAACTTCTGGAGCAGCTGCGGGCGCATTTTGGCAAGGCGGTGACCATTACCAGCGGCTACCGCACCCCGGCGCACAACGCCAAAGCGGGCGGGACGAGGTTCAGCCAGCATCTGTACGGACGGGCGGCAGATATCCGGGTGCAGGGCGCAAGCGTAGAGGAGGTAGCCGCCTGTGCCGAGCGCCTGCTGCACGGCTGCGGCGGCGTGGGAAGATACCCGGCAAAGGCGGGCAGAGCCGCCGGCTGGGTGCACGTGGACACCCGGGCAGAAAAAGCCCGGTGGAGGGGGTGAGCGCGATGGAGAGCATCATCTCGGCCATCCTTGCCGGTGCAGTGACCCTGATCGGTGTGCTGATCGCCAACGGCAAAAGTCAGGCGGTGACCGACACCAAGCTGGAGGAGCTGACCCGGGAGGTGCGGGAGCATAACAACTTTGCCCGCCGCGTACCCATTTTAGAAGAACAGATGAAGGTGGCGAACCACCGCATCGCAGATCTGGAGAAAGAGAGGAACTGAAGCTATGAACGATACCCATTGCAAAATTTCTGCCGCCACGCTGGCGCGCACGGCTGCGCTGGCGCTGGCACTGACCAATCAGGTGCTGAGCGCCTGCGGAAAACCCATGCTGCCCATTGAGAGCGCTACCGTGGAGCAGCTGGTGACCACCGGTCTGACCGTGGCAGCCGCCCTTGCGGGCTGGTGGAAGAATAACTCCTTCACCCCGGAGGCCATTGAGGCCGACGGCTATCTGGAAAAGCTGCGGAAGGAGAAGTAAAAAGTAACAGAGCCCCTGCACAGATTGCTGTGCAGGGGCTCTACTGTTGCAAGATACAGCCAACAAAAAACGGCTCTGCCGCAGGAAAGCCGCCAACA